ATTCTGTAAAGCAAATCCTCTGCTCTTCCCTGACGAACGCAGCAGCATGAAGGCAGGTAAGGCAGCCCTCGAAAGTGTTGGCCTCTCTAAAGGCGATGACATTAAAGACAATGCAATGTTTGCTAATGTTGTCTCCACGCTTGTCACAACATGGGCTAAGGACAATGGCGTGAAGTTCTCAAAAGAAGAAACTTCCTCCACCATTGAAAAAATCCGTTCGTCTTGTGATAACGGAGCCAAAGGTGCGATTGAAGCCGTGATGGAAGTTGTGGCGTCAAAAAAGTAGACGTGGCTGCTGCAGTGCTCGCGATGAAATTTGCGGGCACTGTTATTGAATACGACGGAAGTATTTAATACAACAATGGCCTGTCTTGATCTTTGCTTAGAGTCTCTCATGCCTTCTTTTGAACATTACGAACCAAATCGCATTGCTTTGGATGGCAAACGTCACTACCAATGCAATGGATTTCCAAATGTACCGGAAGGCATGCTTCTTCCTTCTGTGACAACAGTATTGTCTTCCATGGCGCCAGTGTCAAAGATTATGGCGTTAATGAATTGGCGAAAACGAGTGGGGCCTGATGAAGCTAATCGTCGCACAAGGCTTGCGGCAAATCGTGGAACTTGGCTTCATACAGTTATTGAAGATTGGTTCAATGGAGAAGACATTGAACATCATCTCGATAGTGCCCCTGATTGGCGTCCTTACTACGATGCTGCCCTGCCCTTTCTTGACACCATTGAATCACCAGTGTTAGTCGAAAGCGCTGTTGCATGGTGGCAGGAAGAAGAAGCTATTGGTTATTCAGGCACGTTGGATATGTTGGCTCAAATGAGCAATGGAACAGTTGCATTGGTGGATTGGAAGACAAGTTTCAAGGTGAAGCCTGATTATCAACTAGCAGATTACAAACGTCAACTTGGGGCCTATGCAATGGCAGCGCGACAAATGTTTGACATTCCCATTGAAGAAGCTTGGTGCGTGATTGCTTGCTACGACCCAGAACAAGACGAAAGCGAGCCGGACCTTCAACTTGTCCATCTCGACGCCTTTGAATTGTTCAGTCAACAAGGCATCATGGTCGATACTGTGAAGAGATATTTCGTGGACCACTACCCTGGCGGCAAGGCATTTGCTCTGACCATGGACAGGGGCTGAAACCATGGACAGGGGCTGACAACAGCGCTCATAGCTGGTAAGATATGGATGCCCAACAGGGCTCCATTACTCCACAGGAGAAACACCATGGCCAACAGGCCCCCTATCACTGCCGCCATCGACCTCACGCCTGATGTGCTCAACGCCCTCAAGCAAGCGGGACCAAATGACCGTGGCAACTACAGCCTCGACATGGCTGTATGGCCCAACACTAAGCGTTCCTCTGATCGCGCTCCTAATTTCACTGGTAGCGTGAAAGTGAAGGGCGCTGATCGCGAAGCACCGAAAGGCTATGCTTCCGTCTGGCAGAACGAACAAGAAGACGTTTTCTGATCAGGAGGAGAGGGGCCTTACGGCCCCTTTAAAACTATGGAATTCCTTGATTATCAAACCGAATCACGTCGCACTGCTATCTATCCCGATGCAGGCAACAACATGGCCTATCCCGTGCTTGGTCTTTGTGGCGAAGCAGGGGAAGTGGCAGAGAAAGTGAAGAAAGTGATGCGCGATAAGGGCGGTTACTTTGATCACGAAAGCCGAGCCGCAATCAAGAAAGAACTTGGTGATGTGTTGTGGTACGTTGCCCAAATCGCATCAGAACTCAACTTCGATATGAATGAAGTTGCTCAGTCCAATCTTGATAAGCTTCATGATCGCATGAAGCGCGGTAAGATCAAGGGCGATGGAGATAATCGTTAGGATAGTGCTAATTGCATTGTCCTCGTGAGTGCTCTAGAAGATCAGTTTCTTAAGCTTTGGAAATCAAAGTATCGTTCTATTCCTTTGGAACGCGAATACAGCGACATCGAAGCTTGGGAAACTGACTATCTAGAACGCAAAAAAGCTAAGCCTCGTTCACGTCGTTATCGTTTAGATTTTGCTCACCCCGAAACTCGCACTGGCATTGAAATTCAAGGCGCTGTTTATTCAGGCGGTCGTCATGTTCGCGGTAGTGGTTACGAGCGTGATTGCCGTAAATACAACATCGCCTACACCAGTGGTTGGACGATTTTCCTCCTCACTTCTGCCATGGCCAAAGACGCCACTTGGCACGCGATGATTGCTTCCCATATTGCTTCTCAATCAGCTCAGCAGCTTCAGCAACAATAGCTTCTGCCGCTTGGAGATCATTATCACGTTGCGCTAAAGCTTGACGCAGTTGAATGTTCTCTAAGATTAATGATTGACTGGCAGTTTGCATTCCGCTCCAGCCAACGAGAAGATTCGTGGCAACTTCTTTAAGGCTTTTGATGTTGTCGCATTCCTCAATTGCTTTCTTATGGACTGTCAACGCAAACTCGCGTTCAGTTGAATGTTCAAATGGTCCCATAGCAGCAACAACGCTCTTTCCATTGTAATCCCTTAGTTCAACTGGCAGTACGAATTGCATAATTTTTGTGTCGTATTTCCTTTATGGTAGGAACTACGGCAAAGAAACCATGGAAGGGAAGCCGAAAATGCTTGTTACGGCTAGCCGCATGCGGTATGATGAGGCAGCGATTCTCTTTCCATGGCGTTTTTTGTTGATCCATTGAGCGATGGCCAAAGCAAGCTTTCGTTAATTGATTCAATGGGAAACAGTCTTTCAGTTGTTAATGACGCGAGGCAATCATTCGATGCAAACAGCGAAAGCTTTTCAGATCGTGATCGTAAGCTTCTTAATTACTTGGCTAAGCATAAGCACACTTCTCCTTTTCGGGGCGTGGTCTTCAAATGGTATGTGAAGACTCCGTTGTTCGTAGCAAGGCAATGGTGGAAGCATGTTGTGGCGTCGTCGTATGTTGATGAGCAACTGGGCTGGAACGAAAAAAGCTTCAGGTATTGCTCGGCTGAGGAAGTGGAATTTTATATGCCTGGTCAGTTCTTTCAGCAATCCGAGAACAATCGTCAAGCGTCTGGAGGGCCTGTAGGAACACGCACGCAGCAACTAGCCTCTAACGTTTATCTCGACACCATTGACACGGCTCGCAACGCCTACAGGGAGCTTCTGGCGATGGGAATCAGTAAAGAGCAAGCGCGTGGCATTTTGCCAACGTGCATGTACGTCAGTTTCATTTGGACCTGCAGCCTCCAAGCGCTTCTCCATTTCATTTCCCTGCGGCGTGGAGAAGGAGCTCAGAGCGAGATCAGGGCTTATGCTGATGCCTTACTCGAATTAGGCCGCCCCGTGGCTCCTGAAGCCTTCCAGGCTTTTGAAAACAACAACTACGATTTCTGATCATGGATCCAGTCAACCATCCCTCTCACTATCAAGGCTCAAACGGCATCGAGACTATTGAATGCATTGAAGCTGCAATGAGCAAAGAAGCCTTTAAGGGCTACATCCAAGGCAATGTCATTAAATACGTTATGCGTTATGAACGCAAAAATGGCATTGAAGATCTTTATAAAGCGCAATGGTATCTCAATCGTTTGATTGACATTGTTGAAACAATGGAAGGCAATGGAGAATGCAAAGACGGATTCTGTCCAATGCCTAACGTAAGGCACGGCGCTCCTACAACTATGTTTGCGCCAGTTAATTAAGCCATTTGCGACAAAGGCGGCCAACGCATGGCCGCCCCTGTAATATCACGATCATAAATAGGTGCCGCTCGCTGCAGCGCTTCCATCCATTCCTCCCACGATGAAATTTCAGTGTGGGCACTTACGAAGCTATTGGTATAAACCCAAGACAAAAAGATTTCTTCGCGTTCAGCAGTCCAGAATCGTTGAGGACGCCACCATTCAAAAACAGGCTGACTGCTCTTCGCTCCATTGCATTTCTGACAAGCAGGAACGAGGTTCCATCGTGCATAATGTGGTCCGCTTTTGCTTTTAGGAACAACATGATCAAGCGTTAGCTTTTCATGCCATTTCCCGCAATAAGCGCATGCTGGTTGCCCTAAAGGACCACGCAATGGATATTCGTTGAAGATTGCTTTTCTGAAACAACGCTTGGCTTCACCGGGACGCAATACAGACAGAGAGTAGAGAAGATCTTCTGGTCCATTACGTTTCCCCATAGCCTTTTTATTCAATTGGCTCCCCTAAAGCCTAGCCTCAAATCCTGCATATTGTGACGCTTCGGAGAGCAATGGAGAAGAAATAGAATGAAGGAAAGAAAGCTATTTCACCATGAAACCTTGGCAAGAAAAGCTTGCTGATTTAGCCGTGACACTAACTGCGGGCATGCTTCTTGCTACTGGAAGCATGTTAGTTTTTGTTGGTAATCAGCAATCTCGTATCACTCTTCAAGTTGAAAACATCACGGAAAAACTAGATGTTTTAACTGAAAACATGAAGAGCCTCGAAACTCGCGTGCGTTCTTTGGAAATTGGACGCTAGGCTAATAACAAACCAATTCGTATTCATCATGACTGCTGCTGAATGGTTTATCATTGGCGCCATTGTTGTTGGTGCTGCTGAACACATCATTGCCGTTAGCCCTCTTAAGGAGAACTCTACAGTACAACTGGTACTCACCATCCTTAAGCGCATTTTTCCTAAGCGCTGATCATGGTCGCCAATACCTGGGAAGGCATTAGCTCCTGCGCCGAAAGCGTAGGGGCTAAATTCCCTGAGCTTGTTGCATCGCAATGGGCTTTGGAAAGCGGTTTTGGCAAACACACGGCTGCCACTCATAATTACTTCGGCCTCAAAGGAGGCGGAGGCACAGTTGCAACAACGAAAGAATATTACGATGGATGGAAAACAATTAAAGCTCGTTTCATGGATTTCCCTTCCATTGAAGCTTGTGTTAAATATTTAGTTGATAGGTGGTATAAAGATTGGAATG